GTTCAGGCTCAGTACTACCCAGGTAACGCCGCCGCTTCTTCTGCTATCGCTTATGTGGTAGTTGACGAAAACGCTGCTTACAAAGTAGCTGTAACTAACGGTTCAGACGTGATGTCTTCAACAACAACTAAAGCTATCGGTGTTAACTTAGCTGTAGACCAAGGTACTGGTTCTGCAACTACTGGCAACTCTGGTAACGGTGTTGTAGCTCCATCAACTGGTGCTGGTAACGCTTCTACATTGCCTGTTAAGGTAATTGCAGTTGTTCCAGAAACAGCTATTAACGCAACAAACTTCTGCGAAGTTATTGTTGTTTTGACAAACCCTCAGTTGACATCCGCTGCTGGCGGCGTTGACTTCGCATAAGGAGCTACGTAAATGGCTATTTCACGCGCCCAACTCTTAAAAGAGTTATTGCCTGGTTTGAACGCATTGTTCGGACTTGAGTATGCAACATACGGTGAAGAACACAAAGAGATCTTCGAAACTGAAGCATCTGAGCGTTCTTTTGAAGAAGAGACAAAGCTATCAGGTTTCTCAGCTGCGCCTGTTAAAAACGAAGGTTCATCCATCGCTTATGACAACGGCCAAGAAGCTTGGACAGCACGCTATACACACGAAACTATTGCATTAGGTTTCAGCTTGACAGAAGAGGCAGTAGAAGACAACTTGTACGACTCTCTATCAGCTCGTTACACTAAGGCTCTAGCTCGTGCTATGGCTTACACTAAGCAAGTTAAAGCTGCTAACGTGTTAAACAACGGCTTCACATCAGGTTACACTGGTGGTGACGGTAAGACTTTGTTTGCTACAGATCACCCACTAGTTTCAGGTGGTACTAACAGCAATACGCCAGCTACACAAGCTGACTTGAACGAAACATCATTGGAAAATGCTGTTATTCAAATCGCTGGTTGGACTGACGAACGTGGTCTTTTGATTGCTGCTAAACCTCGTAAATTGATTGTTCCACCATCATTACAGTTCGTTGCAACTCGTTTGCTTGAGACTGAATTGCGTGTTGGTACAGCCGATAACGACATCAACGCAATCAAAAACAACGGTTCTATCCCAGAAGGTTACGCAATTAACCACTTCTTGACAGATACGAACGGTTGGTATTTGACTACTGATGTACCTAACGGTATGAAGCACTTCGTACGTACAGCTATGTCTACTGGCATGGATGGCGATTTCGATACTGGTAACGTACGTTACAAGGCTCGTGAGCGTTATTCATTCGGCTGGTCAGATCCATTGGGTATGTTCGGTTCACAAGGTGCTGCTTAATAGCTTGCATCAAGTGTGTAAAGAGGGGTCTTCGGACCCCTTTTTTATTTGTAAAAATAGTTGCAACTTCTTTAAATTAGAGTAATATTACTGAAACTGGGAAACCAGCTTATTAGACTGACCCAGCAGACGATATACCGACTAATAAGTTAACTTGTATATAAGGACACATTATCATGGCACGTACCACGTTCAGCGGCCCAGTCGCTTCAACTAACGGTTTTATTGGTGCAGTTACAGGAAACGTAGATGGCACAGTAACTCTACCAACTTACACAGTAACATCAGCTAACGCATTGGCAACAAAGCCAGCAGGTCAAATCATTTATGTTTCTAATGGTTTAGCAGGCTCACCTTGCATCGCTGTTGGTAACGGCACAAACTGGATTTCTCCAGCTGGCACAGCTATTTCAGCTACCTAATTAATCAATTGGGGGTTTAGGGTTGAGACTACTTGGCCGCCCCCTAACAATTTAGGAGATTAATTATGGGTATGCAATATGACGTAAAGTCGACAGCAATAGCTGCCGCGCAAACAAACGCAGCCGTATTTGCTGGTCCAGCTCGTATTAAGGGCATGGTTGTTGGTATTCCTACTGCTGGTGGGACTCTAACTTTGCGTGATGGTTCAGGTGGCGCTGTAGCATTTTCACTTGTAATTCCTGCAAACTCAGGCGGCGCAAGTACTGTTGTTATTCCAGGCGAAGGTATTCGTTGCGATAATGGCATTTATGCTACTACACCAGCCAGCATGACTGTAACCGTGTTTTATGGCTAAGAAAACGCCTTCGCTTGCGGTAGGTCGTGGTGAAAAACTACCAGTCTCTAAAGGGGCTGGTCTTACTGCTAAAGGCCGTGCTAAATACAACAAAGCTACTGGATCAAACCTAAAGGCTCCGCAGCCAGAAGGTGGTCCACGTAAGCGTTCGTTCTGCGCACGTATGTCAGGCATGCCTGGTCCAATGAAAGACGAGAACGGGAAGCCGACTCGTAAAGCAGCGAGTTTAAAACGATGGAAATGCTAGTCTGGAACTTAGTCCTGTCAACCTTAATTGGTATGCTGGCTTTCTTTTTAAAAGAAAAGTCAATTGAGTTAAACCGTATTCAAATTTTATTAAACAGAACTCGTGAAGAAATTGCTAAGGAATACGTTACCAAAGCTGATGTTCATAACGACATCAACCGAGTTTTAGATAGAATAGATCGTATGGAAGCTAAGTTAGACGACTTTATAAAAGGACAACGAAGTGCCATCAACTAGTAAAAAACAACACAACTTCATGGCAGCAGTTGCCAAGAATCCTAAGTTTGCTAAAAAAGCTGGTGTTCCACAGTCCGTGGGAGAAGAGTTTTTAGAGGCAGACAAAGGTAAGAAGTTCCGCAGAGGTGGTACTACAAACCCTATGCGTGCAGGTATTAACAAACAGAAAACTCGTGCTGGCATGTTACAAATGCCTAATGCGAGCCTTACAAAATTTAGAGGTTTTAACGAAGGTGGAGAAACTATGAAACATTCAGATATTGCAAAAGACAAACCAATGATGAAAGCAGAAGCTGAGAAGGCTGTTAAAAGCCATGAAAAGCGTATGCACAAAATGGCTAAAGGCGGTGTAACCCGTGCTGACGGCTGTGTATCTAAGGGTCACACCAAAGGTACTATGATTAAAATGGCTAAAGGCGGAGCTTGCTAATGGCTAATATCCGCAAACCAACAGTTAAAGAGGTTGAGAAACTAGACAAGTCTCGTGAGCTAATGGTTCGCGGTATTGAAGGTGAAAAAGACTTTTTGTCAAAGGTTTCAACAACCATGGCTAAATCTGCTCGTGACGATCAAAAGTCTGCCAAGAAAATGCGTGAGTCTGTACCAGAAAGCGCCCGTGATTACGAGGCATATCAAGAAGCTGGTTATAAAACAGGCGGTAAAGTTTCATCAGCATCAAAACGTGCTGATGGTTGTGCAATTCGTGGAAAAACAAGGATTTAATTATGGGACTCAAGCTAGGTGATATTAGTCCATTAGCTGGTGTTATATCTGGCGAAGGAATGTATGGTAAGTTAGCTGATAAAGGCTTAATGGGTATTGCACCACGCATGATTGCCAGCAAAGCTCAGGAAAAAGATGAGTCTAAAGAACGTGCAGCCATGCAACAAGCCAAAGAAGCAGAAGCCATGAAGAAGCAACAAATGGCTGCAAAGGCTAGAAGATCAAGCCAACAACAAGCTGGCACAGAAGGTGGATACAAAGGTTACGCTAAAGGCGGTAAAGTATCATCTGCCTCCAAGCGTGCTGACGGATGTGCTATTAAGGGTAAAACAAAAGGACGCATGGTATGAGAGCCTCTCGTGGTATGGGTGACATAATGCCATCCAAAATGCCTGGCGGTAAAAAGAAAGCCAGACGTGATGACACCGACTTTACTCAGTATGCTGAAGGTGGTAAGGTTGGTTTGTATGCCAATATCGCTGCAAAGAAAAAACGTATAGCCGAGGGTTCTGGTGAGAAAATGAGAAAGCCAGGATCTAAAGGCGCCCCAACTAAAGCAGATTTTATTAAGTCAGCAAGGACAGCTAAGAAATGACAACTAGAGGCGCATCAACATTTAACCTAGACCTTAACGATTTAATCGAAGAGGCGTTTGAAAGATGCGGCCTTGAGTTGCGTTCTGGCTACGACTTCCGTACAGCCAGACGTTCTATGAACCTGTTGACGGTAGAGTGGGCTAACCGTGGCATTAACTTGTGGACGGTTGAGCAAGGTCAGATTGTTATGAATACAGGTCAGGCTACTTATGCTTTACCTACAGATACAATTGATCTATTAGATCAAGTAATTCGTCAATACAACGGTGGTCCAAACCAGATGGACATTAACATCAGCCGTATCAGCGAGTCTACTTACTCTACTGTTCCTAATAAATTGACCCAAGGACGTCCTATTCAGGTGTGGATTAACCGCCAAACAGGTCAGACCAGCAGTATCGCATCAGCCACTTTAAATGGTGCTATTGATACAGATGACACAACAATCACGTTAACTTCAACCGTTGGCTTGGCAGTATCTGGTTTTATCAAGATTGATAATGAAACTATTGCTTACTCAAACGTCAGCGGTAATCAGCTTTTAAACTGCGCTCGTGGTCAAGCTAATACAGTTGCAGCATCTCATTTAACAGGTGCTTCTGTTTACGCTCAAAACCTGCCTTCAATCAACGTTTGGCCTACTCCTAATGCTGGTGGTGGGTATGTATTTGTTTACTGGCGTATGCGCCGTATACAGGATGCTGGTAACGGTGTTACAGATCAGGACATTCCATTCAGATTCCTACCTTGTATGGTAGCTGGCTTGGCTTATTACATTGCCATGAAGAAACCTGAGGTATCTCCAGACCGCATTTTGATGTTAAAACAGGACTATGAACAACAATTCCAGTTAGCCGCAGACGAAGATAGAGAGAAAGCTCCTATCAGATTTGTGCCAAGGAACTTATTTTATAGCTAACATGGCTTATAAAAACAAACTAGACGCTCAAGCCTACGCAAAGGCATACAGAGAAGCCAATAAAGAAAAAGAGGCTGCTCGTATAAAAGCATGGAAACAAGCTAATAAAGAACGTATTTCAATTCAATCTAAAGAATACAATGAAGCAAACAAAAGTGACATTTCTTTAAAAAAACAAGCTTATTACTTAGAAAACAAAGAAAGAATTGACGCAAGAAATATTGCTTATAACAAAAAGAATAGAATTAAACTTTCCAAAAAAGAAGCGGAATGGCGTAGTGAAAACAGAGGAAATGTTGCAGCAAACATCAGAAGATACCAAGTTGCTAAAATGAAAAGAACTCCATTATGGCTAACTGACTTTGACAAATTAAAGATTAAATGTATGTATTCTGTTGCAGCAATGCTTACACGTGAAAACAAAGAAGCTTGGCATGTTGACCACATTATTCCTTTGCAGGGTAAAAATGTATCGGGATTTCATGTTCCTTCTAATTTGCAGGTAATTAGAGGAGAAGAAAACATGGCTAAACATAACAAGTTTGAGGTAAGCTATGCCTAATAGGTTTGCATCTGGCAAATGGGCGATTGCTATGTGCGATCGTTGTGGCCAGCAATATAAGCTTAAACAGTTAAAGTCTTTAACCATTAAGACTAAGAAGGTCAATATTCTTGTTTGTCATGAATGTTGGGAGCCTGATCAGCCTCAGTTGTCATTGGGTATGTACCCAGTAGATGACCCTCAGGCTTTGAGGAATCCACGACCAGATAACTCATATCAAGTATCTGGTACAAATGGCTTGCAAGAATTGTTGTTCACAAGCACAAGTCCTTTAGGAGTTGGTTTTCCTGAAGGTGGTAGTAGGCAAATACAATGGGGTTGGAACCCTGTTGGTGGAGCCAGGTTATTTGATACTGATTTAACGCCAAATGACTTGATTGCAGAGGGATATGTAGGTACAGTTACGGTAACAACTTCTTAGGAGAAATCATGTTTAAAAAAGGCGCAGACGGCATCACTAAACAAGGCAAAACCAAAGGTAAAAACCTTGGTGATTCAGGTCCAGTAATTGGTATTGAAAAAGGTCCAAAAGCAACTGGCAGCAAGGGTGGTAAAACCAATGCTGACATGAAGAAAATGGGTCGTGGTCTAGCTAAGATTGCAGCCCAGAAAAAAGGCTAATCATGGCTAAATATAGCAAAAAACTAATGGGTAAAGAGATTGGCAATGCTGAAGTTTATGCAGCCCCTCATACCATGAAAGGTAAGACAATGGATGCAAAGATGACTAAAGCAGCTGTTACCAAGCCAGGTAACGGTATTGATAAGATGAATATCTCTGTAGGCGGTGTAGGCAAGCGTAACTATGCTCCAGAAAAGACAGATGGCATCAAGGTTCGCGGCACAGGTGCTGCAACTAAAGGCTTGAAAGCCAGAGGACCAATGGCCTAATGAACTACGCAGAATTAAGTCAGGCAATTATTGACTACACCGAAACGGATGAGGCAATTTTTGTTCAGAACATTCCTACGTTTGTTGAGCAAGCAGAAGAGCGCATCTATAACACGGTGCAGATCCCTGCTTTGCGTAGAAACGTTACGGGTAACGTAACAGCCACTAACAAATACTTGGCTTGTCCTGACGACTTCTTGTCTGTGTTTTCATTAGCTGCGATAGATGCTACTGGTAATTATGAGTATTTGCTCAATAAAGACGTGAACTTTATCCGTCAGTCATACCCAAATCCAAATGAAACTGGGATACCTAAGTATTACGCTTTGTTTGGTCCACGATCTGGTAACAACACTGAGCTATCGTTTATTTTAGGACCAACACCTGATTCAGCTTACTCAATGGAGCTGCATTATTTTTATTACCCAGAATCAATTGTCACCGCTGGCACAAGCTGGCTTGGTGATAACTACAGTCCTGTCTTATTGTATGGTGCGTTGCGTGAAGCTTATTTGTTCCAAAAGGGCGAACAAGACTTGATAACTAACGTAGAACAGAAATACAATGAGGCATTACAGCAATTAAACCGTTTAGGTACTGGCTTAG